TTAAGAGTAAATGGCGTTATTATAATGGTAAGATGCATGAAGATGAAATCAAAGAAACTGGATGGGAATTTGACCCCTTTGATGGAGTTAAGGTTCTCAAGGGAGACATGAATTATTTTTATGATGCAGACCTAGATATTCAGAAGTCTGAAAAGAAAATTGTCTACTATAAGACAGTGCTAGATACACTGGATGAAATAATTAATAACTTAAAATGGCGACACTCTACAATCAAGAATATGATTGAATGGCGCAGATTTGAAGCTGGGGGTTGATATGGCTTTATTCGTTGACGAAGATTTTATTTCACATGCTGGTAATAAACTAGGATGGAAGATTGAAATGGATGCACTCTATGTGACTGACTGGCGTTGTCTTGCCAAGATGATCCTAGAGTATGAAACACGTCCGTTTCGTAAAGCAGTAGGCATTCCCCGTGGTGGTAAACGTCTAGGTGATATTCTAAATGAATCTGCTACAGGCAATCCTGATGACCCTGTTCTGATTGTAGATGATGTGTATACAACAGGAACAAGTTTCAGGGAATATATGATTGAACATTATCCTGATGATGAAACTATTTGTTGGGCAGTGTTTGCCCGTGATATAGTATCTGGTCCTATTAATGTTCTGTTCCAAATGCCGTCTACTATGCGAACTAACCTCAAATAATGACAGATTTGGTAGTTAGACAGAAAAACTATTCTGCACTAGAAATCCAGTGTGAACCGCATGTTTCAAATGAGTTGACAGATTACTTCTCATTTGAAACTCCGGGTTACAAATACATGCCAGCTTATAAGAGTGGTAAATGGGACGGTAAGACCAGACTATTTAATAACCGCAATAATGAACTGCCTGTTGGTCTCTGGGAATATCTGTCTGACTTTATCAAACCAAGAAACTATACATTAGAAGTAGAATATGATAATCAGTATGGCGCACCTGATACTAAATCACTTGTAGACCCTAAAGAAGTCTATGAGTTTATTCAGAAACTAAACTTACCTTTTGAGGTAAGGGACTATCAGTTTGATGCTATCTGTCAGGCACTACGGTCAAAACGTGCTATTCTGCTGTCTCCTACAGGTTCAGGTAAGTCTCTTATCATCTATGTTCTGATGATGTGGTATCTAGAACACTATAACAAACGTGTTCTTATTGTTGTTCCTACTACATCACTTGTTCAGCAGATGTTCTCTGACTTTGATAACTATGGTCTAGAAGCAGCAGAAGTTTGTCATAGAATCTATTCTGGTATGCCTAAGAATAATATTCCACAGAGAGTATTCATTTCTACATGGCAGTCAATCTATAAGTTACCTTCTACATGGTTTGAACAGTTTGGTTGTATCTTTGGTGATGAGGTGCATAACTTCAAGGCAAAGTCTTTATCTGGACTGATGAACAAGTCAAGAGAAGCAGAGTATAGAATAGGCACTACTGGCACTCTAGACGGCACACAGACACACAAACTTGTTCTGGAAGGGTTATTCGGTAGAGTATATAAAGTTACTACTACACGAAAACTTATGGATGAAGATACACTAGCAGACCTAAAGATTAATATTCTTGCTCTAAAATACCCTGATGAAGTCTCTAAGGATATTGTCAATAGTAAAGACTACCACTATGAGATTGACTATATAGTTGGTAATATCAAACGCAATAGATTAATCCAGAACCTAGCATTAGACCAAGATGGTAATACACTAGTCTTGTTTCCGTTTGTAGAAAAGCATGGCACGATACTCTATGATCTAATCAAAGAAACGGCACATGAAAGACGCAAAGTCTTTTTTGTATCAGGTGAAGTAGATGCTGAAGTCCGTGAAGAAATTCGTGGTATTGTAGAAAAACAAAAGAATGCTATTATTGTTGCCAGCTTAGGAACGTTCTCTACAGGAGTTAATATTAGAAACTTGCATAATATTATCTTTGCTTCTCCTTCGAAGTCACAAGTAAAAGTATTACAGTCTATTGGTCGTGGTCTTAGAAAGTCTGAAGATGGTAGAACTACTGTACTCTTTGACCTGATGGATGATATGCACTATAGACAGAAAAAGAACTATACTCTTATTCATGCTATTGAACGTATGAAGATATACAAAAAAGAAGAGTTTGATTTTGAAATCTTTGAGGTGAAGTTATGATTGATTATGAAGATGACTATAAAAATGCATTTGAGGATGATAGACCCCGTGTGTTTAAATTGGTCACTGGCGAAGAGATTATCGCAACTGTTATCAAGACAGACGATTACTATTTTATTATTGAAGTGCCTTTAGAGATTAGATATAATTCTATTAAACAATCTTTGTATTTAACTAAATGGATGTTTGGTGCTGATTACTCTAAGGTAATGACCTTATCTGGCACTTCTATTGTTTCTGTATCTACACCTGAAGATGTTGTTTCTGAAAACTATGCTGAGTATAGAAGGCGACTAGTTGAAGGTATTCTAGATGAGGATGAAGAAGACGACAATGAAACTGAAGAAGAATATGAGCAGATAAATATAGAAACTGATGACGATACACCAACTTACCATTAAGGTATATTCCCCGGTCCCTGAAAGTAAACTTATTATATACTAAGATTTAGAAGTTGTCAAGCAAAAAAATAACTTGACATACATAATATTTTATAGTATACTCTTCTTTATATTATCAACTAAAGGTATTACAACCGTATGAAACGTAAGTCAGAAAATTATATTAACAACAAAGAATTCTCACAGGCTGTGTTTTCATATGTAAAAGAATGTAATGAATGTAAAGAGAACGGCACAGAAGTTCCTGTTGTTCCCAACTACATTGCTCTAGGGTTCAAACAGATTGCAGAAGGTCTGTCCCATAGACCTAACTTCATTTCATATTCATACCGTGATGAGATGGTTATGGATGCTATTGAAAACTGCCTCCGTGCTATTCGTAACTATAATATCGAAGCAGCAACTCGCACAGGTAACCCAAACGCATTTGCATACTTCACACAGATTACCTACTATGCATTCTTGCGTCGTATTGCTAAAGAAAAGAAACAGCAAGAGATTAAAGAATCATACTTTGAAAATTCCTTTGCTGCTGATTTAATTGATGCATCATCTAATCAAGATGATGCAACTAAGTCTATTACGCATGCTGCTATTGAATCTGCAAAAATGAAGATGAATGAAAATAAAGAGTTGACAGACGACGAATATATTGCTATGCTAGAGGATAGTTTACCCAAAAAACGTATTCGCAAAACTAATGACTCTGATATAACGGAATTCCTATAATATGAAAATTGCTCTACTGAACGATACCCATTGCGGCATTCGCAACTCTGGTGATATCTTTCTTGATAATGCTGCTAAATTTTATGATGAAGTATTTTTCCCCTATATGCGGGAACACAATATTAAACAGATTGTTCATTTAGGTGACTACTATGACAACCGTAAAGCAATCAATATTAAAGCTCTACACCACAATAGAAAGCACTTTCTCGAACCTATGCGAGAACTGGGAATTAGAATGGATATTATTCCCGGTAATCATGATGTTTATTATAAAGATACCAATAATCCAAACTCTCTCAAAGAACTACTCGGTTTCTTCATCAATGAAGTTGCAATCATTGAAAAACCAAAAGTAATGCAATATGATAGTCTCAAGTTTGCTATGCTTCCTTGGATTAACAAGAGTAACTATGAAGAGAGTATGAACTTTGTTCGCACCTGTGATGCTGATATGCTAGGCGCACACCTTGAACTGAGTGGGTTTGATATGATGCGTGGTATCAAGAATGAACACGGCATGGACCCATCTCCATTCAAAAGGTTTAAGAAAGTTTTGACTGGTCACTATCATACCAAGTCTAGTATTGATAACATTCACTACCTTGGCACTCAGCTGGAGTTCTTCTGGAATGATGCTGGTGATAAGAAGCACTTCCATGTTCTAGATACAGAGACCCATGAAATTACTGCAATCCAGAACCCACACACTCTATTCAAGAAAATTGTTTACAACGATGAAAAATACGAGTATACTAGTGTTCAAGATTTAACAGATAAGTTTGTTAAAGTAGTTGTAGTAAACAAGAGTAACCCAAAGATGTTTGAAGATTTCATTGACAAAATTCAGGACCAGAATATTCATGAACTGAAGATTGCTGAAAACTTTGACGACATTCTGTCTGATGTAGATGATGATAAACTAGTTGTAGAAGATACTGCTATGTTACTTGATACCTATGTTGATGCTATAAATACTGATCTAAGCAAAGATAAATTAAAGACTGACATGCGCAGTCTCTATAATCAAGCACAGGCACTGGAATTAGTATGAAGAGGTATTCTCTTAAAGAATTCATTAAGGTAGTTGAAAAAGCAGACATTATCTATGGTGAAGTATCTTTGAATGCTGCGACTAAAATTCCAGCAAGAGTAAAGAAAAAGTCTATCTTAGAAAATCTAAAGTCAATTACAGGTGAGACACTTTACATGTCTCAGATTGGTTACTATGGTGATCTAAGAAAAGATGAAAAAGGTCGCAAGATACTAAAGGTGCTATAATGTCAGAAGATATTTTTGATTTCGGTTTTACCGCAGTTGACGAAAAAGAATTAGAAGTTGTTCAGAAGACTGCTGCCAGCGCAGAAGAAGCTGCTGCATCAGCAACAGTCAATGAAGACAAACTAAACAAACTCTACAATGCCATTCTACCCCTACTCTCTAACCTTAAACTCAATCCAGAGAAGGATTATATATATTGGCCTAACCGCACTGCGAAGGTCGAACAATTTGAAGATATGATTGCTAAGATTATCAAATAAAACTATGCGGGTATCGTATAAAGGCTATTACCTCTGCCTTCCAAGCAGATGATGTCGGTTCGATTCCGTCTACCCGCTCCAACTCTAACACCTTCAACTGTAGGGGTAATAGCCTACTAAAAAGGAATCAAAAAAATGGACTATATTTCAATCTGGATGATTGTAGGTTTCCTACTTGCATCCTACTCAGTAATCGCTAACGATTCTGTTCAGACGCTCGGAACATGGATCGCTTCAAATCAAAAAACAAACCTTATGATTATGTGGGCAGCAGCGTCAGCAGTCCTACTTTTTACTATCTGGTTCGGTTGGTATTCAAATGGAGGTGATATCTCCTATGGCCGACTTAACAAAATTCCCTTCCAAGAAATTCAGTGGTATCATGCACTAGCTCCAGCAGTACTTCTTGTGCTGACTAGATTTGGTGTTCCTGTGTCTACATCGTTTCTTGTCCTATCTGCATTTGCTTCAACCTTTGTGTTGGAAAAAATGTTGGTCAAGTCGATTATGGGATATGCTATTGCTGCTGTTTCTGCCTATGGTATCTGGTTTATTATTAGTAAACTGTTAGACGAATCAGAACCAGTAAAAGATAATCATCGAAAATATTGGGTAGTTGCTCAGTGGGTAACTACAGGCTTCTTGTGGTATACATGGCTTAGTCATGACATGGCAAATATTGCTGTGTTCCTTCCACGACAAGTCCCTATTGAAATGATGTTCATTATCTCTATCACCTTTGTAGCTGGGCTATATTGGATGTTCAGAGAAAACGGTGGTCGAATTCAACAAGTTGTTGTTAGTAAACATAACACACGATATGTTCGTTCTGCTACCATTATTGATTTGTTCTACTTCCTGATCCTCTGGGTCTTTAAGGAATGGAACGATATTCCGATGTCTACCACATGGGTGTTCATTGGTCTCTTGACAGGACGTGAGTTAGCAATTGCTACATTCACACAGAAACGTAAGTTCAAATCTGTCTTTCCTCTAGTTGGTAAAGACTTCTTTAAGATGATGATTGGACTTGCTGCATCTGTTGCGATTGTAGTTCTTATTCACTCATTCCTACAACCTAAAATCTAAACAAGGAAACTGCAAACCATGCTTAAGAATATTCTAGCATCCCTAGCACTCACTATTGCAACTGCTACTGCTGCATTTGCTGAAACCAAAGTAGGTTTCATTTATGTAGGTCCAATTGGTGATCTTGGCTGGACATACCGACATGATGTTGGTCGTCTTGCTGTAGAAGAAGCCTATGGTCCCGACGTATCTACTACCTATTTGGAAATGGTTCCAGAAGGTCCAGAAGCAGTAGAGGCAATCACTCAGCTTGCTGAAACTGGTCATGATATTATCTTTACAACCTCTTTTGGTTATATGGATGCAACTAACGAAGTTGCTGCCAACTATCCAGAAGTAGCATTTGAACACGCAACTGGTTATGTTCGTGACACTGACAATATGTCTACTTTCTCTGCACGCTTCTATGAAGGTCGTGTAGTCCAAGGTATGATTGCTGCTAATATGACTAAGACTAATAAAGTCGGTTATATTGCATCATTCCCTATTCCAGAAGTAGTGCGTGGTATTAACGCATTCATGTTGGAAGCACAGAAACATAACCCTGATATTGAAGTAGATATTATTTGGTTGTATACATGGTTCGATCCTGCTAAGGAAGCTGGTGCTGCACAGGCACTGATTGATGAAGGTGCTGATATTATTGTGCAGCATACTGACTCTCCTGCTCCTGTACAAGTAGCAGAGAATGCTGGTGTCTATGCGTTTGGTCAGGCATCTAATATGTCTGCCTTTGGTCCTAATGCACATCTTGTTTCTATTGTAGATGATTGGGATACTTACTATGTTGACCGTGTAGGTCAGGTGATGGACGGCACATGGACTGGTGGCGATACTTGGTGGGGTTTCACCAAAGATGGTAAAGGTGGTGAAGTAGGCATGGTTGCTCTAGAGAGTTACAATGTAGATGCTATGGGTCAGACACTTGTTACTGAAGCACTTATGCTTGAACAAGCACTGGCAAATGGCGACCGTCATGCATTTCCATGTGAAGGTTTGCTGAAGCAAGATGGTTCTGTTCCTGATGAGTGTGCTGCTGGTGCAGCGAACTTGGATGATTGGCCAACCCTGCTTTCTATGGATTGGTATGTGCAAGGTATCGACGCATCTCTTCCGAACTAGAAAATCTTTATGTAGTTATTCATTATGATGACAAAGACTGGTGGGCTCCTCCAACTACGGTGTCCTCCAGACTTCCTTATTATGAAGCAATGAATAAATACGCTAGATTAAGAGACTCTGGTGGTCCAGATGATACCTATCAGGTATTCATGGTAGACTGCAAAAAAGTTGGAAAAAAGTAAAGAAAGGGGCTTGACGGCCCCTTTTTTATATGCAACTATAAAGCATAACCTCTTTACCAAAGGAGAACAAAATGACCAAAATTCGTTATCAACACTACCTA